GAGATACTCAGGCAGGATTTGCCGCATTAACCAATGAACAAACTTTAGAACATACAACCGATGAGCTACACTAATTTAAATATTGAATTACATTTTAATCAATACAACGGATCTATGGCTGTTGAGATTCATACTAATCAAGGATTAGTAACCTCATTGTCTAATCAAACAGGTGTAGTGCAAATCAATCATTCTATGATATTCCCTAATACAGTAAAATTTATACTGACAAATAAAAATCCAAATACAGATACAAAAGTGATAGATGGAAAAATTGTAGCTGATAAAAATGTACAATTAACAAATTTAATAATTGGAAATATACCCGTTGAGTCACATAAATTATTTAATATTTGCAACTATACGTATAGTGATCAGACAACTATAAACCCGTTTTGGGCATTTAATGGTATAGTAACTATAAATTTTGATGTAGACAATTTTATTTTATGGCATCTCAAATTGGATAATAAGTTTAATATATAATGTTTGACTACAATCTAATAGACGAGTATCAAATTGAGGTAACCACTTACTGTAATGCCGCATGTCCCCAATGTCCTCGCAATGTCAATGGCAGCGGTGTTAATCCACATCTCACGCTGGAACACCTTCCTAGGCAGGTAATAGACTCTGCCTTTACAGAGGACCTGTGCAATAGATTAAGACAGGTGTTCTTCTGTGGCAGTTATGGTGATCCTATTATGCATCCTGAGTTTATGAACATACTCCGCGACTTCAGGCGTAAGTGTCCTACGCTTTGGTTGTATATACACACCAATGGTGGAGCACATGACACAGAATACTGGACCGAGATGTCAGAGATCATCGGCGGCTATGGTCAAATAGACTTTAACATTGACGGTCTTGCTGATACCAACCACTTGTATAGACGCAATACAGATTTTAACAAGATCATTGCCAATGCCACTGCATACATTGCCTCTGGTGGACGTGCGGTATGGAACTATATTATATTTGAACACAATCAACATCAAGTTGATCAGGCGCGAGAGTTAAGCACTAAACTTGGGTTCCGCGAATTTAAGTATCGTGCCACTGGTAGATTTTTAAATCATAATACAATGAAAGAGTTTGCAGAATGGCCTGTGCAAAATCGGCAAGGGCAAACAGAGTATGTTATTAAACCCACTGATCTACAGCAATACAAAAACAAAAGTATTGCCATACTGCCTAACTTAAAGAAGCAACACCCGGATATCAAAGAATACTTTGCCAATACAGAAATTTGTTGCGACTCATTAAAGGGCAATAAGGTTGCTATCAATGCCGCAGGACTTGTGCTACCATGCAATATGTTAAATCACAATCTAAGTGATGCCAGGTTCCGCGATCAATCTGTGCTACCGTGCAGTAATGATTTGAGCACCGTTGATGGTAAGAATCAAGTGCAAGAATTTGTCAACCGCTACGGTGCTAACAACTTAAATATACACTATCGTTCGTTGGAACAGGTGTTTGCCAACTCATTCTGGGTAGACCTTGTGAACAGTTGGAAGTATAATACATTTCCCGAGAGGTTGTTTGAGTGCGCATTGACTTGCGGCAAAAAGTTTCAAAAAGTATGGGATCAAACAAAAATGAACAAAACATTCTTAATCACTGGCGGCAATAGAGGCCTGGGGCTACAGTTAACACAGACCTTTGGCGGAACTAGTATTAGCCGTGCTCAAGGTTACGACATTACAAAGCATGCCAAAGAAATTGCAAAAATAAGTTTAGACTTTGATGTGTTCATCAACAATGCATTTGACGGGCCGCCACAAGAAGATTGGGCTAATTTTGCTCAAACACAAGTGTACATGGCTGTTTATGATGCGTGGAAAGCCGCAGGCAAAACTGGACATATCATTAACATTGGCTCAACTGGCAGCAAAAATATTGTTGCCCCAGAACCCAGATTTGAAACTTACAGAGTCAGCAAGGCAGCACTAGAACACGCAAGTCGTCAAGGTTCACAGGCATTCAAGCAAAATCTAGTACCATTCAAAACAATACTAATCACGTTGGATCGATTAGATACCGAACTCAGTCGTAGCCGTCCAAATTGGACTGGTAATGGCATCAATTTAACTGATATTAGCAATTTTATACAATACGCTATCACTGTGAGTCAAAACACAGTGGTAGAAGAGGCAACTTTTTACATTAATTTAGATCACAAGTCATAACTATACAGCAAGGACAAATCGCATTCAACACATGACATGGCTATATCAAAACACCCCAGTAGAGACATTGCCCGAAGAGTGTGTTGGTTTTGTTTACTTGATCACATGTAATCTCACTGGTCGCAAGTACATAGGCAAAAAATTAGCAAAATTCAGTAAAACAACTTACAAGACAGTCAAGCAAAAGAACGGCATCAAAAAGCGGAAAAAGATACGATCAAAGGTCGACTCAGACTGGAGAGAGTACTATGGGTCAAGCCCAGAATTAACCGCAGACGTAATCAAATTAGGCACCGAAAACTTCACCAGAGAAATACTTTACTATTGCAACTCCAAATCGGAATGTAGTTACATCGAAGCAAGAGAACAATTCAGTAGACGAGTATTGGAATCACGAGATTATTACAACGGGCACATCCAGGTTAGGGTGCATGGCAATCATGTGCTAGGCAAGCTATAACAGAGTTGAATTTATGAGCAACATATTTTTTAAAAATTTTTACAACGATGTGAAAGATGCATCTTGGCCAGAGATTGAGAATTATCAGGATTTTTTAAAATTACCTGATTATATCCGCGACGAGTGCGCAAACAGTCATAATTTGAATCAAAGGTTAGAACAACTTGAATCTCAAATGTATTGGCAAATGCTTTTAGCAAAAGTTTACCGCTATGAAAATTTAGCGTTTTTACCTGTTCCAAAATGTGGATCTGTGCATTACACTACTATTTTCCAAGATCAACTTGGTTGGGAAGAGTGTAATTTTTTAGATCTTGCTCCCAGTACTGTATGCTTTGGGTTGTTTGAAGAACCAATTACTAGATATCTCAAGGGTATCACTGAATGGTTGTGGGTTCATATTCTTCCAACTGTTGGAAACGACATTGAGAAAATACCACAAACCTTATTAAAAACAGTAATTGTTGGCGACTTTCACAGCTTACCGTACACTGTATGGTTGGGGCCCTTGCTAGAAAAAATTAATTGTATTCCTATACACCAAACCACCGACGAGCAAACTGCACAACACTTAAACAATTTGTTCAAATCTCAAAATCAAAACATTGAAATACCGTTTACTAACAAAAGATTACACAAGTCAACCGAAACAAAATTAAAACTCTACAATTTAGTCAAACAAGTATTCAACAACTACCTACCAAATAAAGACGCAGAATACAGGTCCCGCGGAGAAGCCACATATTTGTTGTTGTCGCCAGACTTAAAATTTTATCAAAATCTAATCTCTACATTTGATCCAACTTGGCAAACTGTCAAAGTTATTAGTTAACAATCAAATAAAAATCACGACACTGTGTTGAGTGTTTGACTCAACCCCATTGAGGAACGGTGAAATACCCGGTCCAGACTTGGGCGTCAAAGGCAATTGCTAACTTAAGGCAACAAATGGTTTGGGCTCTGTGAAAAAGATACACCCCATGCTCATAGGACTTGGATTTACGTCGGGTCACTAGGGTTCCGTTGATATGTGAAGCTTGAGTAGGGGGTACCGGTCAACCGCCTCCGCGTAGGAAACTACAATCTCATTACCGTAGATGACTGCTGTCACTCAGATGATGCGTTTTTCACCGTGCATACGGTGAATTATGACCACAGTATCTAGATGATACTAAGTCAAGAAACAAAAAACATTGATGAGCGATAGCGAATCAATAGACTTGCGTAGCAAGTCTTGAACACTTAGAAGAAATTAAGTCCAGTCTTTTTTGTTGTCTCTAAATTGTCTTTGATCAAGTTGTTTATGATATCGCGTTCATGCATACTTAATGCCATGGCTTGATCGTAAGTTAGTCCACCTCGCATAAACCAACTTATCTTGACAGCCTCCTGGCGTATGTTTTGACAATCTTTGTCCATGTTTTCGATCAACTTGCTGATCTCTTCTGGACTAGAGGTCAGGAGGCGTTGACGAAAAAACTTGATAGATCCAAAGTAAACGGTTGTGAATACTGGTGACCACATTCCTTACATGTTAATGCCAGTGGTTGTATATCACTTTGTTGTTTGATTGCAATCACGTGATCTCGCAATTGATTGAATATTTTACTATCGCAATTACGTAGATATTCAGTGATGTATTCTGTTTCACTTACCATTGCTTGTGGAGTTTTGATAGCAGCAATGCTTTGAGCAATGGTTTTTATTGTGGTTTCATTGATCAACATCATGCTACGATTTAATTGATCTAGTTTTGTTTTTTCATCTGCGTCACTGTCAAGCACACGCATGGCCTGTTGTTGCTCTATCTGCATTTGATTGTTGTCGTTGACAAATTTGTACGGAATAGGACGGAACCAAAATTCCAAATCACTAATGTTTAATGATTTTTCATAGTCACCTATTTTTAATGTATCATTGACCACACGCAAGTCAATGCTGATTAACTCGTCAGTGTCACATGCTGGGCAGTTTACATCAAGATCCATGGCATGACCGTAACTGGCAATACGTATACCTACAAGTACAGCATCAATATCTGATGCTGGCATAGTCCATGGATCTCTTATAGACGGAACACAGCTTTTGATCACATTCACCGTGGCTGTGCCGTTGAACAATGCATCGGGAGTTCTATAAGTGATTTCATCTACCGATGTCATGGGCAAAACTGGCAATTCACCGTTGGCTGGCATCATCAGTGCGCCTGGCGGATAAAATTTACCACCAGATGGTAAACGTATGTAGATGGCCGGTTGACGGAAATATTGTGTTAGGGGGTTGTTTGGTAGCATGTTTTTTCTCGCTAAATATAATTATGATCAATTTGATCCAGGATAAAATTACAAGGACCATATTATGGCGGAACCCACACTTGCAGAATTAACAGAAGAAGTAGAACGACTAAAAAAAGCCGCAGGTGAGATGGCTGGGACTTCGAGTTCACTGAACCGTAGTCTTAAACAATCTGGTAATCAACTTGAGCAAGGACTCAAAGGATTTACCACTGGCCTAGCCAATGGTGCTCAAGGTGCTAGTGCATTCAATGATGCAATCAATGCAGGCGACAAAGCCATGACCACCATGTTATCTACCCTGGGTCCACTGGGCACAGCATTTAATAAAATCACTGAATTTGCTACTGCATACGTTGTTAGAGCCAATCTGCAAGGAGATGCATTATTTAAAAGTTTTCAAGATCTCAGTCGAGTAGGTGGTGCTAGTGCCGAAGGCATGACGGGTATATTTGATAGCATGCAGAAACTTGGCATGACAATGAATCAATTGCCTGAATTTGGGGCAATGATTAGCCAAAACAGTGAAGCATTGGCCATGTTAGGAGGCACAGTTACTCAAGGTGCTAAAGAATTTGCTAATGTAGCTGCTGGTATACAACAATCTGGGCTTCAGTCTGAATTTCAACGCATGGGGTTGTCTACTAAGAATATCAATGAAGGCACAGCAAGTTATCTTAGACTACAGTCATTAACTGGTGCTAGTGCTAAAAAAAGCCAAGAAGAACTCACTGCTGGCGCAGCTCAATATATTCAGCAACAAGATAGACTTAGCAAGCTCACTGGAAAATCAGCAGATGCGCTGGCCAAAGAAGAAGAAGCTAGATTATCTGATCAACGTTATGCTGCCTTGACTAGAGAACTAGAACAAAAAGCAGCCGCGGCTAGAGCAGCTGGGGACGAAGCTGGTGCCAAAGCTGCCGAAGATCAAATTGCACAAAACAGAGAGTTAATGGCACAAACACCTGCTGCCTTGAGACAAGGTGTTCAAGACTTGATGAGTGGATTTGTAAACAGTCCAGAAGCAAAGAAAATGTATACTTCATTGCCCGAGATGTCTCAGGCAATCATGAGTCAAAACTACAAAGCCAGTGAAGTAATATCCAAAGGTGCTACTGAAGCTACTGGTAGTTTGGATAGAAATACTGCATTGGCCAAAGCGGGATTAAGCAATCAAGTTAATGCAGATTTTGCAGGTTTGCGAGATCTAGAAGCCAAGAATCGAGCAAAAACTTCTGAAGAAAATGCTGCTGCTGCTAAAGAAGAACAAACCAAATTAAAAGAAGGTGCCGATAAAGATATCAACAATCAAGTGGCCATGCGTCAGGCACAAACAGCAACTACCCTGGCCATGGACCAGCTTGTGCAAAAAGGTGTAGGACCTGTGACTGCTGGATTGATGGAGTTGGCGGTTGGTATTGAAAAAGTAATCACAGGAATTCCTGGCTTAGATAAAAAAACATCAGTCAGCAACCCTGGAGAAGGAAGAGGAAAGAATGCACCTGCCACAGCTGGTTACGGAACCGATACTAAACCAGCAGATTTTGTAAATTTTGTTAACGAAACTGCCGCCAAAGGATTTGGAGCTCTGAAAGGCGCTCCAAAACCCAGAGAAATAACCACTGGAACTCAAGCTCATCAAGCGTTATCTGGTAATGCTGCAAAACCCAGGGAAGTAACCACTGGAACTCAAGCTCATCAAGCGTTATCTGGTAATGCTGCAAGACTTGCTGACACTTCTCGTACACCAGTTGGTAATACTAGTGGTGTACTAGCCAATAACATATTGCAAAAAGCCGCAGCTGATTATGATACTAATACTCAATCAACCACTGGTACAGGCCCTGGATCTACTTCTGCAGCAAATCCAGATTTGAGTCGTGACATGAGTTCAATGGCCAGGGATATTGGAATGCAAACATCTAGTACACAAGAACTGGTAGAGCTCATGCGTAGAAGCATTGCTATACAAGATAAATTACTGCAACAGACTAGAAATTAACAATAAATAACTCACTATGGCAGAACTAAACAAAGGCACCGGGTGGAAAAAATATTTCAAAGTCGCAGATTTATCTGGACAGATGAGTCCAATTGCGGGCGGCAGAGATCAAGGATTACCCGGATATCCTAAAAATGACGGACGTCGTAGCAATCAAGCAGATACTGATTTTAGTTTCAGAAACTATGCTAGCCGACTGCCAGAAGTGTATTCAGGACATCCTAACCGTATTGAACGTTATAATCAGTACGAAAACATGGATGCAGATTCGGAAGTTAATGCATGTTTAGATATCATATCTGAATTCTCCACGCAGCTGAACGAGCAGAACGATACGCCTTTTGATATAACATACAATGATGATCCTACAGATCATGAAATTGAAATCATCCGCAAACAGATGCAGCAATGGGTCAAGCTAAACAAGCTGGATCAACGCATATTCAAGCTGTTCCGTAACACAATCAAATACGGTGATCAAGTGTTTGTTCGTGACCCAGAAACATTTGAAATGTACTGGGTGGACATGAGCAAAGTGGTGCGTGTGATCGTGAATGAAAACGAAGGCAAGCGCCCAGAACAATACATCATCCGTGATATTAACCCTAACTTTCAGAACTTGACTGTGGCAGCTAAAACTACAACTGACTTCATGGTCAATCCAAGTTCAGGTGGCGCTGGGGGTATTGGCGGCAGTATGCAAGGTGGCGGTTACACCGCTCCCAGCTCGGCCATGAGCGGCACTAGTAGATTTAATCGTGCTGTGAATGAAACTTGTATTGATGCCAAACATGTGGTCCATTTGAGCCTGAACGAAGGCCTAGACACATTCTGGCCATTTGGCAAAAGTATCTTAGAAAACATCTTCAAAGTATTCAAACAAAAAGAACTGCTAGAAGACGCCATGTTGATCTATCGTGTGCAACGTGCGCCTGAGCGTCGTGTGTTCAAGATTGACGTAGGTAACATGCCCAGCCACATGGCCATGGCGTTTGTAGAACGTGTAAAGAATGAAATGCATCAACGTCGTATTCCCACATATGGCGGTGGCGGGCAAAACATCATGGACAGCAGCTACAATCCACTTAGTATCAACGAAGATTTCTTCTTTCCAGTGGGTGTAGATGGTCGTGGTAGCTCAGTAGATGTATTACCAGGTGGACAAAATCTTGGCGAAATTGACGATTTAAAGTATTTTAACAACAAAATGGCCCGTGGTCTGCGTGTGCCTTCGAGCTATTTGCCCACAGCACCAGACGATTCAGATCGTACCATGCAAGATGGTAAAGTAGGTACAGCACTGATTCAAGAGTATAGATTCAATCAATATTGCGAACGACTGCAAGCATTGATCATGCAGAAGCTAGACGACGAGTTTAAAATGTTTTTGCGTTGGAGAGGATTTAATATTGATGCTGGACTTTTCCAAATCAAGTTTAATCCACCTCAAAACTTTGCAAGTTATCGTCAGGCTGAACTAGATACTTCACGTATCACAGCGTTTACTAGCTTAGAAGCATTGCCTTACATGAGCAAGAGATTCTTGTTAGAGCGTTTCTTGGGATTAACAGAAGACGAAATCCAGCAAAATTCCAAACTCTGGAAAGAAGAACGCAGCAAACCAGATCTAGAAACATCACAAGGGCAAGATCTACGTTCAGTGGGTATTACTCCTGCTGGGTTAGAAAGCGATGTATCAATGGGGCAAGAGATGGCAAATATTACACCAGCAGGTCAAGAAGGTGTGCCTGGTGCAGCACCAGGCGGTACAATTGGAAATACTCCAGCGGCACAGCCTCCCGGAGCAGGAGCACCAATTCCAGGTGCTGCATAAATATATCATGATCCTCAACGAGCTTTACGAACGTAGTCCCAACGCATATCAAGATGTAGCAGCTGATAACACCCAGCCTCACCTTGGACAATTGCGCAAGACCAAACTCACACTCATGCAACTGAATAAATTGCGAAAAATGCAAGATACTCGGACGTTTGAGTTTAATGAAAAGCTCAAAGACATCAGAACTCAATACGCACCACCGGCCGCTCCCGCGGCGTAATATTTCTGTCTTAATTGACAAAAAACCAGTCATAACTGGCACATTTTTTTCTCAAATTGTAAATATAGATATACATTTTGCCGGGTGGCAAAATTAACGAATATCTATAGGAGCCAGTTAAATGAGTAAAAATCAGTTTGAAAAGTTGATTGAATATGTGATCAACGATGAAGACGCAAAAGCCAAAGAACTTTTTCATCAAATCGTAGTATCCAAGAGTCGTCAGATCTATGAAAACATCATGCAAGATGAAGAATTAGAAGAAGACAACGCCATGGGTGAAGAGCCAGTTGAAGTTGACACTGACATGAGTGAAGGTGACGACATGATGGGCGGAAGCCAAAGCGGCGACATGATCGACGATGTAGAGACTGAAGAGTCTGGCATGCATGAAGGTGAAGATGATGCAGAGTTTGATGACGAAGCTGAAGACGCTGGTGATGATCTAACTAGCGACCTAGAAGACGAACACGACATGGGCGGCGAAGAAGCTGCTACAAAAGGCGACGTAATGGATCTAGCTGACAAGTTAGACGACCTCATGGCTGAATTTGAGCAAATGATGGACGGCGGCAATGACATGGGCAACGACATGGGCGACGACATGGGCGACGACATGGGTGACGGCATGGGCGACATTGAAATTGATGCTGACGAATTTGAAACCGAAGGCGTGTATGAAAATGTTGACCTCAAAGCTGCTCCAAAACCAGTAACTTCTGAACCAGCAGGAACTAACACCAAGTCTACAACTGCATTCAACAGCGGCGCAACTGGTATGGCATCACATCCTGTGCGAGCAGGTAAAAACGAAGGTGGTCACCACGACACTGCTGCTTACAAGAACGCCACTAAAGATCTAATTGGTAAAGTCGGTAACTCACCTGCTCAAGCCAAGCAAGATTTGAAGCCTGCAACCAAGCCACACTTGGGTCAAGCTGCTGGTGTGAACACCCGCACACCATTTCCACGTGGCAAGTAATCTGCAATGAAATACTTACAGGAACATCTAAACTTCAACCAAGCCAAGATTCGCGTGTTGGTTGAAGATGGTCCTGACGGCGCAGGAAAGACATTGTATATGGAAGGTATATGTATTGAAGGCGGAGTAAAAAACGCCAACGAACGTGTATATCCTGTAAATGAAATTGGTAGAGCAGTTCACAGTATTAATGAACAACTGCGCGAAGGGTATTCGGTGCTGGGTGAAGTGGATCACCCTGAAGATTTAAAAATCAACCTAGACAGAGTCAGTCATTGCATTGAAAAAATGTGGATGGATGGCCCTGCTGGTTACGGTAAGTTAAAAATATTACCTACACCAATGGGACAACTGGTCAAGACCATGTTGGACTCAGGTGTAAAACTCGGAGTTTCGAGCCGTGGTTCCGGTAACGTGAACGAAGGCAACGGACATGTCAGTGACTTTGAAATAGTCACTGTAGATATTGTTGCTCAGCCCAGTGCCCCGCATGCATATCCTCGTGCAATTTATGAAGGACTTCGTAATATGAAGTACGGTCATAAAGTGTTAGAGATTGCCAAGGACGCAGGACAGAACAGCAAGGTACAGAGATACTTGCGTGAGGAAGTAAAACGCCTTATTCAAGATCTCAAAATTAAGGAGTAAAGCATGCTAGATGCAATCAAACCATTGCTAGATAGCGGCCTGATCACGGAAGACGTCAGTCGAGAACTCAACGAAGCTTGGGAATCTAAACTGACAGAAGCACGTGAGCAGGTTAGAGTAGAACTACGTGAAGAGTTTGCTCAACGCTACGAGCACGATAAGACAGTGATGGTTGAAGCCTTAGACAAGATGATGACAGAAAGTCTCACTGGTGAACTTACTGAGTTTGCCCAGGAGAAAACTGCCCTGCGTGAAGATCGCGTAAAGTTTCAAACCAAGATGAAAGAAAGTGCTGTGAAATTTAATAATTTCATGGTAACAAAATTATCTGAAGAAATCAGCGAACTTCGCCGGGACCGCAAGCAGCACAATGAAGGACTAGAAAAACTAGAACACTTCATGGTGCATGCATTGGCTCGCGAGATCCAAGAATTTGCCCAAGACAAACGTGATGTAGTGGAAACTAAAGTACGTTTGGTGCGTGAAGCACGTGGCAAGTTAGAAAATCTCAAAGCACGTTTTGTAAAAGAAAGTGCTGAAAAAATGAGCCGAGCTGTTAGCTATCACTTGAAGGCTGAACTTAGTCAGTTACATGAAGACATCCAGGTTGCTCGCGAGAACAGCTTTGGTCGTCGTATCTTTGAAGCATATGCTGCGGAATTTGGTGCTACTCATCTCAATGAGAAAGCCGAAGTTCGCAAGTTGCAAAACATCATTGCCAAAAGAGAACATCAACTGTCTGAGGCCATTAAACTCAGCCACAAGGCGAAAGTCTTGGTTGAGTCCAAGGAACGTGAAATACG